GGCGACCTGCAATATGAAGCCTTCCTTGAATTGAAAGCATTGTGGAACGCCACCGAACGCTGCTGTGCCTGGTATATGATGGGTGCTGACGGTTTGAAGGAGAAAATCAACCGCTCCATTGAATGCAAGAAGGTGGGCTATACCGAAATGCTTTCCCGTTACGGTGACAAGTACAGCAAGGTAACACCGGATGACGGGAAGGAACGTGAGATTTTCCTGAAGGCACAGGCCGCCATGGTGGCCAAACTGAATGCACCGGCAGAAACGGACATTGTGACGGTGGTGAACCGTACGGGTGGAAGCCTACGCCGTGTCTATACTGAAATTGAAAAACTGAGAAAGGGGGCTTGATATGGGTTTGAAGAGAATCTATCAGTTGGGAATGGAATGCCAATATGCAGCACACACGCTGATGTTATGGGAAGAAGGTGAATATGCCTGCGACCTGCGTATCCGTAGAGCAAGAACAAAAGGTCTTATCGTGGTGGAACTGGACGATATGGAACTGGCCAACAAGATTGCGGCGGCCACCCGTTGCAAGGTAGCATTCAGGGAGGTTAGAGTATGAAACGGGCCTATTCACCTACTGAGGTACAATCCATGACGAACCCTTGTTTCCCTTTCGAAGGGGAATGGGAAGCGGCTTTTGGACGGCCGGCCACCACTGGGACTTGGATTGTCTGGGGAGAAAGCGGCAACGGGAAAAGTGCCTTTGTAATGAAGTTGGCCAAATATCTGTGCCAATGGTGCAAGGTGGCTTATGACAGTCTGGAGGAAAGTACAGGTTTGTCTTTCCAGAATACGCTGAACCGTGAACGGATGCACGAGGTGAACCGTCGTTTCCTGATATTGGACCGTGAACCGATGGAGGAACTGAGCGAACGGCTCTCCAAACGCCGTAGTCCGGAGGTGGTCATCATAGACAGTTTCCAATATTCGGGATTAACATACGCCACCTATAAGGCCCTGAAGGAACGTCACCGGAACAAGCTGCTGATATTCGTCAGCCATTGTGAGGGATTAAAACCGGAAGGACGTGCAGCCAAGAAAGTGGCCTATGATGCCGATGTAAAGATATTCATTGAAGGGTTCCGGGCTGTCTGCAAAGGACGCTTTATCACCAAGCCGGGAAATCACTTCACGATATGGGAAGAAGGAAGTGCACAATATAATTTGGGCAATATAGAGGAATAACAAGATGAAGACACGTAATTATGCAAGGTTCTATGTCCTGCTAAACAGGATGCCATCAACGGACAGAGAGGAGCTGAAATCCGGGCTGATACGTCAGTTCAGTGACGGACGGACAGATTCGCTGAAGGAACTGACCGACAAGGAGTACACAGCCATGTGTGACGAAATGCAGCGTCTGATAGGCGGTGACAAGGCAAGAGAAATCTATCGGGAAGAACTGAGACGGAAACGCTCTACCGTTCTTCACCTGATGCAGAAAATGGGAATTGACACCTCCGATTGGGACAGGGTGAATGACTATTGTCTTCATCCGAGAATAGCTGGAAAGGAATTCCGCAAGCTGACGACCGATGAGCTGGATGTGCTGGCCATCAAGTTACGGATGATCCGCCGCAAGGATATGGAAAAGGACAACAATAACAAACTTCTAAATTGATGAGGCTATGAAACCGAGACAATTCGTCGATGACGTGATGCGGTATATCCGAGAAATGACAAGTTCTTTGAGTGAGGAAGAATACAATGAATATCTGGAACAACTCATATTCAAGCTTGAAGATGAACGCCAGTTATGCAACTGGGATGATCCGGAAGAATGAAACGAAATAATAACCCCTAAAAAATTACAGAAATGGTAAGAGCTAAAAAGACAATCATCAGCGGCGTAAGCCGTGAAGCGGCAGAAATAGCATTCGCAACCTATGCCAAGGCTGAAGCCCAACGTGCAAAAATCGCAGCGGACATCGAGCTGCAGTGTGCCAAAATCCGTGAGAAGTACGCTTCCCGCCTGACAGTACTCGACGAGGAAAAGACGCAAGCTTTCGACACTCTCCAAGCATACGCAACGGAGAACCAGGCAGAACTTTTCACCAAGAAGAAAAGCCTTGAGATGGCTCATGGCGTGATAGGTTTCCGCACCGGAACGCCAAAGCTGAAGACACTGAAGGGTTTTACCTGGGCAAGTGCCCTCCAGTTGGTGAAGGAATTCCTGCCGGGCTATATTCGCCAAACAGAAGAGATAGCCAAGGACAAGCTGTTGGCCGACCGTGAGGCGGAATCCATGCCGGCACAAATGGCCAAGTGCGGTATTCAGGTTGCCCAGGACGAAAGCTTCTTCGTGGAACCGAAAACGGAGGACATCGACTGATGGAAATGCTGTCCGGTATGGAACTGGTACGAACTGAGTATCGCTATAGCCCCAAGGGGAAGCGATGGGCAGTGTACCGGGAAGAGACTTGGAAGGACAAAGGGTGCTCTCCTCCGGGGGAGTTCACCCTTGGCTCCAAAATCGGGGAGTATGCCACACGGGAAGAAGCAAGACGTGAAGTCTATCGATTGAACGGTTGGAAAATGAAAGAGAAAAAGGTATGAGCAAGAAATATCCGATGTTACTTATTACCCCTCCATTGTTCCCGAAGGAACATCCGACAGAGCGGGAAGAATTCAACGGAATCACCTGCAGCCATTGTCATGGGAACGGTTGGTTCTGGGGACGGGATGACTTCAATGAACGTGTCAAGGTCACTTGCCCCGTCTGCAAGGGAAACAAGAGACTCAAGGCGGTAGTAACGGTTCAATGGGTGGCTGATGAGCAGTCATGACAGGGTACTAAGCCCCCTGTCATGACTTCCTGCAAGACAACTATCTCGGTCGTCTCCGGCAATGTTCACGGACTTTTTCAACACGTCCGAAACGGATACGTTGATAGGCTCGAACAAATACCGGCTTTTGTGCAGGACACTTGATACCTGATTTCATATTTTTTAACAGTAATCAGCTATGGTTTTCTGATTGCTCATAAGCAAGGTTATCAAGTGTTTTGAGGCGTCTTTTTTTATGTTATTATGAAATTGTATAATTTTTAGATTATAAATTGAATATGTTGAATCGATTTTTAGGAAAGAAAAAGAAACAGGAACCGGTGGAGAAGAAGCCGGAACCTACCAGTGAGAGAACAATCGCACCGCACGTGGTGGTATGTAAAGTATGTTCAGGAACAGGAAAACTTGAGGGAGAAACCTGTTGGCAGTGCAACGGTTCCGGACGTGTGATTGTATCGCATGAAGTGAAGACCTTCGTTTCGGCTTATGTGCCGGAGATTGTGACACCTTAAAAAAAGAAGCAGGCGAAAGCCTGCTTTTATATTGTTGTAAGAGTTTTCAGAAGAGGGGATTCGAACCCCCGGAACCCTTTACAGGTTCACCTGATTATCAGTCAGGCGCCTTAAGCCTCTCAGCCACCTCTCTGGTTGCAAAATTAATGATATTATTTAAAATCCCAATAAAATTTAATCAAAATTCTCCCCACGTCATTAGATGTGATACAACATTACCTTCAGAATCCCTCTCCACGTTTAAAGATTCTTCTAATGTTTTTTGGTCCTTTTTTAATTTCTCATTCTCATCAAGCAATACCCTAACCTCGTTTTTAAGGCTTTCATTTGTGTTTTTTAAAGATGTTATTTTATTTACAAGCTCTTTTTTATCCTTATAAGAGGAATAATAACCATATAGACCAAGAAGTAATGTAATTAGAAGGCCAATGGCAATACACCAAATGCCAATCCGATCATCTCTAAATGTCCCATACACCGCTACAGCTGTTGATAAAAATAAAAACACAATCAAAATTTTGTTTTCTTTTAAAAATCCCATATTGAACTAATATTAAAGTTTTGATTTACAAAAATAGAGATATTTTGTGTATGGAACTTAACAAAAGGACTAATAATTTAATTTATCCGGCCTTTTGTTTTGATGTAGCCCCGTTTCTGCATAACTTTGCAGTACAAATCCTTAATTCCATGGCATACGCAGGCTGTTCATACGAAAAACGAGTTATCGAGGTCAACCAGATATACGACGAATACGCCAGAACCGGGCTTTCCAACCGGGAAATCTGGCGTAGGTACATTTGGCCCGTATATGGCATTTCCGAAAAGACATTCTACAACTACATCAATGCAGCTGCCAATCCGAAGATCATACAGAAGCAGGAGGTCGTCCAGCTCAACCTTTTCGGATAAGGATGTCGGGCGGTGTAGGATGCCTTACCAATTCCTTTGAAGCTCCTGACACATCGTATCCCATCGTCTGGAAGACCTCCGTGTTGTCAAGAATCTGTTCGTGGTCGTGACACGGGATGGATGCCGTCCGTCTGATACTTGAGAAACATTCTCCGTTGAAGCCGTGCAGACACTTGTTTATCTTGTCGAGCAAGTCAAGATGGAAGTCGCTGCCGTCATAATCTTCCATAACCGCTTCCGTCAGTACATGCAGACCGATTGTAATGTCCGCATCCTGAAGGCCTCCTTTCTGATGCCGCCAACTGATTTTCCCGAACTCGATGAACACGGCAGGCATCGGGAATACCGCTTCCTCCTCTATGAACTCCACCTGCCTGTTCCATAGTCCGAAATGCTTTATCGCGAAATCAGGCTCCGTGCCGGCTTCTTTCATTGAATTGATGTATTCTTCTGTCGTGAAGATAATATCGCCACGTTCGTCAATTATAAGCCTCTTGAGGCGTTTCTTCAAGTCATTGTATAGTTGTCTTCTCATTGGTTGATGATTTTATGAAGTTTGCAGAATGCTTCGAAGTTCCCTTCCACTATCTCGCGGATAATACGGTCGGTATTCTTGCCGTGCCCGATGAAGCGGCGTTCCGGAATCCTGATGACCGAACCGACCTTCTTCAGAGCCATTGCCCGATAGAATTCCTCCTTGCTTGAAAGTTGGCGGTTCCGCTTGTTGTTCCGTTTCTCACCGTCCTTCCGGTATTCGTATTTCCCTTCCGTTTCCTTCAGCTTATGCCAGAAGAACCCCCGCATCTTCTTGGTAACCTTGATTTCACCGCCTTCGTTATGGATACGTGCGTATGGCTTGTGTGAGGAATAGACAAGTTCCATCCCCCTTTTCCGTGAACGGACGCTGCCACGCAATCCGCCTGTACGCTGCATCAGCGTACCCACCCCGTCATCGTATTTCCGTTCAGCCCATTGCTTTTCGTCAAAGAATGCCTGGCGTTGGAAATTGCGGTCGAATTCCTCATCCAAATCAACCTTGATGTCCTCAAGGGAACGGTCTATCACTTCTTTCTTAAAATTTCCGTCCATATTGTTGCGGTTTCAAATTAAATCCGTATATTTGCAAAGAGGATTGACTACACTCTCATGTCGGCCCGCAAGGGTGCAGGCTTCGGGTGCCGGTCAGTCCTCTTTCTTTATCCTTACGTTATAGGCAATAATCCCGGTCGTTATCTTGGCTTTACATTCTAAAGTGACTCCATCAAGCTTTGCTTCAAAAATATGGAAATGGAAATCATGATGTATTCCTTTTTCTACACCCTTGTGTTTTGCCTCAGGCAGCCAATCCTCAATTCGGGTTGCCAGTTTCATGGTTTCCGCCAATCTCCGGTTGTTCTTGTTTTTAGTGAAAGTTTCAGAGAAGAAAGCTTTGTTGACTGCTATTGATTCTCCCAAAGCTTTATTCTTGACATATAAACGTTTGGCCTTGATGCCATCCTCCAGCGTTATTTCGGGAAGATGTCTGTCCGCCCATTTTAATGCTGAAGCGTTTATTTCCGCCCTTTCCTCTTTGGTAAGTCTTTTCCCCTTTTCCTTTTGTACCAATTGGTGGATTACTTCACACGCCGAACATAGTTCATTGCTCGGAATCTTCGCCAGTTCCAGCCCGTTCTTGGTGCATGTGCTGCACTTGCTGATGGTGTAGGAATTGTAGGCAGGATATGCCGCACGCTGCTTACCCGGATTGAAGCGGAACATTTCGGCATGTTTGCCGGATACGGCCTTGTCACCCGCTTCCATGGCCGCCTTGCTGTCCGTTGCCGGATATTTGGCGGCACGTACCTTCACAACCGTACAACGGCAGTTCCATCCGTTGGGCGGATAATACTTGTCCCAGAACGGGTCGTCTGGCGGAAGCGTGATTCCTTCCATTTCGCGGTGTTCCTTACGAACCTTGCTGTCCCCGGCTGTCCGGTATTGCAGTAGGTATCTACCTCCTCCGTCATCCTGCTGTTCCTCCCAACGGGATGCCATCGACGCACTTTGTACGGCAAAGGCGTATTCGGTCTTCAGGTAATGTCTGTTGTAGGTTTTGTTTATCCCTTGAACGTCCTTCGAAAACTGTTCGAACGTCTTCAGATTACCCTCCTTGTCCAACAGCCGGTCGGCGGCCTCCTTCATTTCGTGAAAGGTCTTGAATCCGGAAAAGACTCCGGCACTTTCACGCAGGCTGTCAACCATCGCTTCGGAAGGCGTGTCTTCCTGTATGCCCCGCTCAATTCCCTTTGCCAGGAAAGCGGCCGTTTCTTCCATCAATGCCCGTACCGGCTTTTCCTTCAGCATGGCCGCCCCGAAAATCCGTTTCCCGTGCAGCCATTCCATAGCCCGGTTGAAAGCGGCTGTTATCCCTTCAGTTCCCGGCATGTCCTCCGCTGCAAGGGATATGCTGCCTTCACCGTACAGTGCCAAGGCTCTCTGATGCAGCCCCGCATAATGGACGGGGCTCAGTCGAAAAAAGGCTGTGCCAGCTTGACGGGTTGCTGTTCCTTCTTGCCGAGTATCTTGATTCCGTACTTTTCCTCGAAAGGCTTGGGGTCACATTCGAAATGCTCAAGCAGCATCTTTTCATACTCAAGCTGCTGTTCGGGTGTATAGTCCACGCTGTTGTCCCAATCAAAGCGGAGCCCCTTTACCGGAAAACCGTGTTTCACCATACGCGGAAGCAGCTGGTCGTTCACGATATCACGGATGAGGTCGGCGTCCTTTTCGATGACGTTCTCGAATACCTCAAGATGAACCTCCGACTGTGAATGGCTGCTTCCGTTGTCGATGGTCATTGTCTGGTTCAGGATTCCCTTGCTCAGTTCGCTGTTCGCCCTGTCGATACGCTTGTCATAGACATTGTATGCATCCCCTCTGGTCGTTTCCTTGATTTCGATGTCTGTACCTTCGGGGAACAGCCCCCATGCGGCTGCACCCATTGAGGAAAGCATGTCCTCGATGCGTGACCGCTCCGCGGAATCACGTGAAGTCGATTTGGCTATTCTGATCGGCATCCCGAAAATTTCCCCGAACTGGTCCCAATATGCCAGCATGTTCTTCTTCGGTATGGTCTGCGTAGCCGCTTTCAGGTACAAGCCCAAGTCCTTCGGTTTCCCTGCTTCAATCACCCAATCGGAGAGCGGCCCTTCACGGTACGGGATTCCCTGCTGCCATTCATCGCCCTGCTCACGGACAATAACCCCATATTCAGGGATTACGTGTTTCCTGTTGACCAGTTCCACCCCGTCATACTTCATGATTCCGTCCATATCCACCGGGTCGCCCAGTTGGATAAGCGAATGTCCCCAGAAACGGCTGTCAAGTATATGGTCCAACAGGTTCTTGAACCAGGTCGTTTCAAATAACGCCGTGGCTTCCTCATCCTGTTTTCCCTTACTGTCCACCAGTTTGAAGCTTTTCTTCAGGACAAATCCCTTTCTCTGCCCGACGCATCCGCTGAGATGGAGGTCGGCATCGGCATCCCGATAGATGTCATACAATGAAGCCCTTTGGGGATTCTCCACATTGATGGCACGCTGCCATGCCTGACGCCATGACTTCATGTCCTTCTGTGTCAGTGCCTCCGCCCGAAGCTTCAGCTCAACGGTCATGGCACGGAGACGGCGACGGTCGCTTTGTAAGGCAAGGTTATATCCTCCGACCGTCATATTTGAATTGTTCCTTTTCCTTTTTCCCATAATCTACCAGATATATGTATTCTTCTTTTCAGAACCCCATTTGAA